CCAACGCGGTCGTGCCGTAGTCGGCAAGGCACCAGCGGTCTCGGCCAACCTTCACCGGGGACAGGCTGTCTTGCTGATGCGCCTCCCGCACCAGCGCGAGCACGCAGCCCAGCGTGGCGGGGTCGGTGAGGTCGGGGAGCGCGTCCGTCAGCGGGCGCGGGGGAGAGGTGTCTACCCAGCTACCTTCCCGGATGGCGCACGGGCGACCGGGAAATGCCGTCTCGTCGTGGATGACGCGCATGGCGTCTGTCGTCCGCATCCCTGGCATCCACTTCCATCCCCGACACGCCACGGCGCGGCGTGCGAGCGCGATCTGTTCTTCGGTCATGGCTTGTCCGTGTTGACTGTTCCGTAGCCGTAGCCGGAGCCGTAGCCGGAGCCGTCGCCGTAGCCGTCGCCGGAGCCGGAGCCGTAGCCAACGGGTAGCATCTCAGAGGCCCCAATCGTCAGAGACGGGGAGACGAAACACCTCACTGCCCGACGGGACATCTACGCGGGTAGTGAGACGCCGGATGTCGATCCCCTTCTGCTTCGGGTTCTCGACTACAGCAGCGAACCCGATGTTCTCCCAGCGGAATACCCATACGGCACGGTCCAAGTAGATCCGACCGTTCTCCTCGGTCACGTCTCCCGCGAAGATCCACCCGCGATCCACTACGACCACGGCGCGGTTTCCGCTCGGTGCGGTTGTGATGCTGTCTGCCTTGACGTATTCAACGCCGTTGATGCTGATCTTGTCCATGTTGACCTCCTGATTGTTGTTGTTCATCGTTCCTCGCGATGCTCGCCGCGCTCGATGTGGAGGGCGGCATGCTGCGTGCTGTGCGTGTCGTACTCTTCGCGCAGCCACGCCACCACGGAGGCGCGCTCCTCGGAAGCCCCTGCACGAAAGGCCGACTCGACGGCGGCCTCCAGCCACAGACGCAGTTTCTCGTCGTCGATGGTCATCGCTCCTCCTCGCGGTGGTGCTCGATGCTCCTGCGCTTGCGTAGAAGGTTTACCAATTCGACGCGGCTTCCGTCGAGGTACACCTTGTACTTCCACAGAAGTTCGTTGCAGTCTTCGCACCATGCGTACCCGGTCTTCGTGCAGAAGTTTCCCGCGCTCGGCGGCTGCGGTTCATGCTCATCCTCGCGAGCGTAGTACCGCCTCATGTGGTCGCAGTTCATCGCTCCTCCTCGCGGCGGTGCTCGCCGCGTTCGATCATCTCGGCCATAGGCCAAACGCGAGGGCGAAAGTCGATAGTTGCGTCTTGCTCGCGCAGCCACGCCACCACGGCGGCGCGTTCACGGTCACGTCCCTCGTCGTAGGCGCGAGCAAGGTCGCCGTTGTCGAGACGACGCCGGTTGCTGAGGTAGTCCAGCTCCTTCCTGAGCCGATCAACCTCAGCGAGTAGGTCGATGGTCACGGCCACCTCCCGAAACGGCGCACCGTGTTGACCAGGATGTCTAGAAGCTTGCTCATTCTCCCTCCGTGGTGGTGAAGTCTATAGCAAGGCGTGATAGCCTGCGTCAAGGGAGATGAAAGAATGAGCGTAGACATTCGACTTGGTGACTGCCGCCAGCGCATGGCTGAGATGCCCGACAACTCCGTGGACTCCATCGTCTGCGACCCGCCCTACGAGCTTGGCTTCATGGGTAAGGCGTGGGATGCATCCGGCATCGCCTACGACCAAGAGGTCTGGCGACAGGCTCTCCGCGTGCTGAAGCCTGGAGGCCATCTTCTCGCCTTCTCAGGCTCGCGCACCTATCACTGGATGGCGTGCGCTATTGAGGTCGTCGGTTTCGAGATCCGCGACCAGATCATGTGGGTCTATGGGTCGGGGTTCCCGAAGTCGTTAAACGTCAGCATCGCCATCGACAAGGCGGCTGGCGCGATGGGGCATCGGGGGAAGCGTGTCTCCGTTGCGGGGAACCGCACGCAGGGCGGGGAGGACGTTCCTCACGCCTCGACCGTCGATGCACATGAACCCATCACCGACGCCGCCCGCCGCTGGTCCGGATGGGGCACCGCGCTGAAGCCCGCGCACGAACCGATCTGCGTGGCGAGAAAGCCGCTGGCTGGCACCGTCGCGGCGAACGTGCTGAAGCACGGGACGGGCGCGATCAATGTGGATGGGTGTAGGGTGGGGGATGACGCTACCATCCGACCAAATGGGCCCATCGGATACCACGGTGGCGGCACCGGAGGAACAGGTGGATCTGCATCTGGCCGCTGGCCCGCCAACTTCATCCACGATGGGAGCGAGGAGGCCACCGCAGGGCTCGGAGAGGCGGCCCGCTTCTTCTACTGCGCTAAGGCTTCGCGTTCCGACCGAGAGGAAGGCTGCGATGAGCTGCCGCCACGCACAGGCGCAGAAGCCGTAGAACGTGAGGAAGGCTCAGCAGGCACCAAGTCTCCAGGTGCAGGGGCAGGGCGTACCGCCACAACCATCCACAACCACCACCCCACGGTCAAGCCCACCGACCTCATGCGCTACCTTGTCCTTATGGTTACGCCACCAGGAGGCACCGTCTTCGACCCGTTCATGGGTAGTGGCTCGACAGGGAAAGCCGCAGCACTTGAAGGCTTCAACTTCATCGGCATTGAGATGAACGAGGACTACCTCGCCATCGCCCGCGCACGCATCAACGCCGCCATCCCGCCCATTATGAGAGGCACACCATGACTCGCGTACAATCCATCCTCGAAGACCTGGTCGAAACCGCTGCGAAGCACGACGATGCCTGCACGCATGAGATGGGCACCGCCATTGCACGCCTCGTTGCCACGTTCTGCACGACCGATGATGTGCCCGTGGAACTGATGGTGGCCGCTATCGAGGATCAGACTGCCGTGTTCCGAGGGGTAAGTGCGTGGGTGCATGGCCAGGGGGAAGCCTAGCCTTGAGGGGCAGGTACGTACCGAAAAAAAGAGGGGCTAGAGAATTAAACGACGGTTACCAGGGGGGGGAGGGGGGCCTAACCACCTGTAATCACGCGATTAACGCAAGCCAGGTGCGCCGCACGCTACAGGTAGGCAAGCGGCAAGGCGCACGCGCGTGAGAGAGAGGTGCGCCGTCCCCCGCGTGAGGGAGGCGCGTACCTGGCGCATGCGCGGGATGGTTGCGACCGAAGGGGTGAGGGTACGGAGGCGCGTTGCCCTAGGGCCAGCTCGGAGGGGAAGCCGTGCCAGCTCGGAGGCGTGGCTAGGCTTGCGCGTAGGGAAGGTGTGTCGGAGGGGTTGCCCTGGTTCCCTACCCTTAATGTATTACCTTAGAGGTATCTCCTTAAGGGTAGCCATAGGCCAAATCGTCGCAACTCGCTAACTCCCTGTAATCACTATGCTTACCTGACTGCCATGCTCGCAAGCACCCTGCAAGCACCCCTAAGCCTAGGATCTTCCTACCTTATTCCCATATTGATTGCAGAATGTATAGAGAGGTATCCCCCGCGTGCGCGACCTACCCCCCTCTTAGGCCCTATAGGTCTAGATCAAGGGGGGGGGATCCCCCTATACGTGTAGGTGCTGTGATTCCTGCAATCATGCAATCACGCACCCTGGTCGCGAATAAACCCGCGTTCTACCTACGTTATTCATGCTTGCAGAATGATTGCGAGCATGCAAGCAAGTCACGACGTTCTAGAGAAAGTTACAGAAAGTACGTGCAACCCCTTGCACCCGGCTAGGCACCCGGCTAGTCTACAGATGTCGGGGGGACGGACCCTCCGACGACGAAACGACACGGAGCCCGATATGCGATTCAAGCTCGATAACGGACAGGAAGTCACGACCACGGAAGATGCCTGCAAGGGATGGTCTGGTATGAACGGACAGGGGTACGGTCGCCGTATCCGCACGCACTACATGGCTACCGTCCAGGGCCGCGCCCGCCGCGTGTACCTGTGCCAGTACGGTATGACGGGTGCCTACTACGTCAACGTCAAGGGTGCACACGTATACATCCGTCCCTTCGCGTTCTAGGTCGCCGCCGGATCCGTGTAGGGTACGCGCCTTGCACGGATTCGGAGTCGGTTTAGAGCCGAATCACGGAACACGACAATCAATCAACGGAGCACGACATGCCTAAGATCTCTCTCTCTCAGTCTCTCACGGAGCGCGTAACGCGCAAGCTTCTCCTCCCCTCCGTGGTCGTGTACGACGGTCCCTCTGCTCTCGACGGTGAGCGGATCGTCGCAATCCTGACGGGTGGCGGACAGTCAATCAGCCGCAACGAGAAGACGGGCGCGCTTGCCCAGCTCTGGATCATGCGCGCCGACGTTGCGCCGCACCTGGCCGTGCGTGACGGACGGGACGTGAGCGTGTGCGGCAACTGTCCACAACGCCCCGCGCTCGGAGGCGATTGCTACGTGCGCGTCGATCAAGGTCCGCGTAGCGCGTGGCAAGCGTGGTCCGACGGAAAGGTTTCATACCTCACCCCGCTTGCGGCGGGCGCGGCCCTGGCTATCGCCGTCAAGGTCGGACGTATCGCGGGTGTGCGCTTGGGTGCATACGGTGACCCCGCTGCCCTTCCCCTTTCGGTCGCAGCCGATCTCACGCACGCAGTCCGCGCGGTGAATGGCGTGACCACGGGGTACACGCATCAATGGCGCGACACGTCGCCCGCCTGGTCCCGCTACGTGATGGCAAGCGCGGATAGCGCGGACGATCAACGCGACGCGCGGGCAATGGGATATCGGTCGTTCCGCGTGGTCACGCCTGACGCGCCTGACGCTGGCACAGTCAAGGGGGTATCGTGCCCTGCTAGCGCGGAGTCTGGCAAGGCTAAGACGTGCTCGACGTGCGGCCTGTGCAACGGCGCGCGCGTCGAAGGGCGCGTAGGTGGCGACGTGCGTATCAACCTGCACTAGACCGCCGCCGGATCCGTGCGGGGGGGGGGGTACGCGTCCCGCGCGGCTTCGGAGTCGGCCTAGAGCTGCAACCACGCCCGCAAGGGCACACACTACACGGAGTCTGAATCATGGCACGACACGCACGCTACGCCGGGAAGCACGTACCCGGAACGACCCGCACGACCATCCGCACGCTGGCCCTGGACCTGGCCCTATGGGTGTGCGGCGGCACCCTGGCCGCTACCGTCCTGTCCCTCGATTGGACCACGTTCTAACCGCGCATCCCGCGCGCACACACGGAGCCCGACCATGCCCACGACCACGACCACGATCCCCGCGTGGAATCCCTACTACCTGACGCACGCTTCCCAGCTCCGCACGGAAGCCCTGTACCGTGAGACGGACGGTATCCGCGCGGACGACTTCGCGGAGGACGCAAGCCGCGCCGGGAACCTGACGTTGGCCGCGCAGTGCAACCGCCGCGCTGCGACCTGCTACCGGGAGGCTGCGACCTGGTACCGTATGGCCGCAACCGTGGACGGTAGCCTTCCGAGCGATCACGCTATGGCCGTCGCGCTGGACCTGGCCGCTAAGAGGCTCGAAGCCTACGCGCAGGGGCTTGCAGCCTAGACCGCACGGCTACGGGTAGCGCGCGTCTAGTTTACACGCGCTGCCCCTCACCCCTTGGTCGTAACCTCGACCGATCGGAGGACGGACATGGATAGAGCACGCACGGATTCATGCTTCGCGCAGTACTGGGTAGCGCGCGACAAGGCTATCGCCTGCGAGCAGGCGGGTGACCACGCACAGGCGCGCGCCTGGTGGGCCCTTGCCTCGCTGCACGCGCGGGAGGGTAGCGACTACTCCCCTCACTCGCAGGAGTCGTACCAGCTCAAGCGGCGCGCGCATGATGCGCAGTACAATGCGCTGCAACCCCTTGCACACGGCTAGCCATAAGGCTAGTACACAACGGGCGGCGCGCGGTGCGCTGTCCAGTCTCTCACTACGGAGCCCGATACTATGAACTACTACCTGATCAGCTTCGGTCATTCGCGCGACACGCGCAGCGAGCGTAACTACCTCGTGGATGGTGGCAGCGAAGCCATCCTCGTCCGCGCCGACGACCATAACGAAGCGGAGCAGATCGCGCGCTCGCAGCTCGTCGTGGTCGCACCCGCTGAGGTGCGCGCTCACCTGGTCGCCCGCGTTCTGAACGACACGCAGACTCCGCACCTCGACGCAGTCCGCGCGGCTAACTCCGTCGCAGTCAGCATGCCCGTATTCGCGAAGGTCGACGCCGACCTCGCCGACGAGGCGGGCATGGACGGTAACTATCAGCGCATGCTCCAGGCTGCGCGCACCCTCGATAGCTAGCTCGCCGCAGGTACTGCACACGCACTACGCGCGTGCAGTATCTGAGTCGGTCTAGCACCGAGCACGACAACCACAATCACCACGGGGAGAGACTATGACCTTTGAGAATAAGCTCCGCGCCCTAGTCGCGGGCATGCGATACGCCGCCGACTGCTGCGACGGGTACGCCACCGAAGCCACGGACTACACCCTGCGCGAGCGCGACCTCGCCCGCGCGCGTGCCATGCGCTCCGACGCTAACGCGCTGGAGGCCCTGCTCAACGAGCACGACCGTGACGAGGCTACCCGTGCTGCGCGCTGACGCTGGCCGCTGCCTCCTCGTCGTGGACCCGAACCCCACGACCCCGTCACAGTCCACGTGGTGGCAGGCGGCGCAGGCCGCGCGCCAGGACGTTCCTCGCCCCGTGTTTCTGCTCCTCGCTGGGCACGGGCGCGTGTGGTGCCGTCGCTCCGACGCAATGCGCGCGCTGGCCTACGTCGTGAGCATGCCCGAATGGGACGCCTGCGACTTCGCACCCTTTCAACTGAGGTAGCCATGCCCCACTACGATCACGTCCGCACCAGTGGGTGGCGGCGTACCTGCGACGGTGTGTGCGCGTGGCGCGAGGATGCCACGCTCTACGTGACCCGCGCGTACTCAGGGATGTGGGTGTACCAGGTGCTCTGGTCGGACCTCACCCGCCCGCACATCCAGGGCGAGGCGCAGGACCGCGACCACGCAATGGACCTGTGCGCCCGCGTGTACGCTACCACCCGCAACCACGACGATGGGGAGATGCCCTAGTGCGACTCGATACGCTCACCGTGCTCGGACCCGCCGAGCTTACCCGCCTGTTCGACACGCGCGATCCCGGCGTAGCGGCCACGCTTGCGCTTGCCGAAGCCATCCGGGGGAACACTGAGAAGGCGCGCGCGTACCTCGAAGTGTCGCGCGCGATCACCCGCTACAACCAGAGAGGAGAAGCATGAACACCACCATTCCCACGGTCGGACCCTCGACCTCGATCACGTTCACGATTGACCCGACCGAGCGCGACAAGGTGGCGGTGATCCGCCAGGTCGTGCTCTACGCCGCGCTCTGCCTCGAAGCCGACGAGCAGGGCTATTGTGACGCTGAGACGGCTATCGACATGCTCGAAGGCGCGGTTGGAATGCTGCGTGAACTGGCCGCGACCGACGAGGAGGACGAAGCATGAACCTGACCCAACACCGTACGCGCCCGAAGCAACTCGTCATTCAGGTGACGGACGCAGAGCGCGACCTCTTCCACGAAGCCGCACAGGCGGCGGGCCTCCCGACCCAGGCGTGGGTCCGCTCGCTCCTCGCGCGGGAAGCCTACGCCGTCATCGGCTCCCGCCGGGAGGCTGACGCTGTGCGCGCGGAACGTAAGAGCGCGGCGCGCGCTCTACTGGACGGTGAGTGATGGACGAGCGCGCAGCGGTGGTAGAGTTCTTGCGCCGCGAGGCTGAGCGATACGAGAACGCAGCCCGCGCGACTGACAACACTAGGTGGCAGGTGCGCTGTCTCCACATGTCGGAGGCTGCAAGTGACCTGGCCTATGAGATCGAGCGCGGCACGCATCTAGAGGCAGAGGACAGTGGGTAGCGCGCTCGTCTGGACGATGGTGGCCACGGCATACGTGCGTACCTGCGAAGGCTGCACGGGTGTCGTGGCTTCCGGCGTCGAGCGTGACCCGCGCGCTCTGGTCGTGGCTGCGTCGAAGCACTGGCCCTTCGGGACGTGCCTCGAAGCCGTGATCGACCAGCGGTGGCAGCGCATGGTGGTCGAGGACCGAGGTGGTGCCATCGATAGGCGCGACGAGCTCGACATCCTGGTCGCGACAGAGGACGAGGCCCGCGCGTGGGGCAGGCAGTCCATCCCCGTCCGCTACTGCCAACTATCCGACGAACGATAGCATCAGATAGTAGAAGCCCCGGTCTAGCACCATTGCCAGACCGGGGCTTTGCCGTTGCTGGAGGGGTTCCAGAGCCAGCGGCCTAGACCACTAACCCCAGAGCCCCGCCTGCTCAAGCTCTTCCTGCTTGCGCTTCAGCTCGGCGCGCGTCTCCCGCTCCAAGTCCTCGGTCTGGACGTGGTGCGCCTTGTCGTACCCGTCCCGCTTGATGGCCACGAAGCGCGCGCTCATACGCGAGCGAGGCATCATCGCCGTCTTCGTCGGGCTGGTGGTGCCCTTGTCGGTGAGGATCCACCCGCGCTCCGACCAGGTGGAGAGGATGGCGGCGGCGTCGTACCCCATCTTGGTCAGGTTGTCCTTCGCCACACGGTACAGGATGTAGCAGGTATCCCACCCGCGCCCGTCCTCCCCGTACCCGGACCACTTGCCATAGCAGGACAGCGGAGGCTCAAGTTCATCCCCGCGCGCGATGTGCTGAGGCGTCTCGCTCGCTGCCCAGTTGGTCAGGTCGATAACCGCCGACGCGGCGCGGTCGGACGCCATGATGCTGGTGCGGAGGACCGAGTAGGCTTCACCCAGGGGCGTGCTCACGAACGCGGGCATGCCTGCACGCAGGTACAGGAACTCTGCCACGCTGAGGACGCCGAGGTACTGAGCAAGGCGTGCGCCTACGGGCGAGCCAGCCATCAGCTTCGACCACTTGTCCACGGCGTCGTAGTACTCAGTCTTGCACGCAGCCACGACATCCTGGTCCATCAGCATCTGCACGATGCGTGGGCCAAGGTGCCCGTAGTGTTCATGGCAGGTGCGCGCGATGGACCGTGCCGCCCGCCCGTGGTCGGTGCCGTCGTTACGGAAGGGGCTACCCCACATCGAGAGGATACGCGCCGACGCCCCACCTTCGGTCGCGTAGTGGGTGAGCGGTGCTTCACCCGTGGAGATGAGCACGGTACGCCACCGGGACATCTCCTGCTGGCCTGCGATGGTGCCACGCCCTCGACCTACACCCTGCGCGACCGAGTAGACGATACCCGACACGCGCTCAGGCTTCGCACGCTTCGAGTCATCGAGGATGAGGGGAAGGTCGCAGCACATGGCTGCGGTACGCTCGATCCAGGTGGGCGTGGCATCCCACGACCAGATGAGGCCACCGTCGCGCTCGGAGGGGAGCCCCCAGACGCTAGCCGCGAGGCGCAGGGCCGTTGTCTTCCCACGCGAAGTCTCCCCGGCGAGGTCGAGGCAGAAGTTTGGAGCCTCCGGCAGGCAGCGCAGGATGGGCGCGGCGAGGCTGGCGTAGATGAGCAGACCGAAGCGAGGATGTCCGGTAAGGTTCGAGACGAGAGCCTTCCACGTCTCCCAGTCGCCGCTCTCCCGGTAGCCGCTGGCGGTTGCCGCTGCCCCAGGCTTGTGCGTGTTGAGGTGGAGCCCCTCGTCGTCCCACTTGTTGCCGTCAAGGGCTGCGCTCTCGACCCCGTCGATGGTGATGCGGTGCTTGCCCCAGAGGAAGTCGTTCGTGCCCTGCCACCCAAGGTGCGAGGACACGCGCGCCTCCGGGATCGAGCTATCGTTCGCTACCATGAACGCCTCGAACCAGCCGACGAGCTGCGGGGCTGACTGCGACGAGACGGGCATGTCGTACTGCGCCAGCTCAGCCAGCGAACGCGCGATGGCTACCGTCTTCCGGTCGGTGACGTAGCTGCGCCACGTTCCACGGCTGCGCCACCGGATGATGACCTGGCTACCCTCGCCGCTGGAGTCGCGGAGGATCCCGGTGATCAGCATCGGCACGCGGCAGATGTTCTCGCTCTGCTCCTCGCCTTGCCCGTCCACCTGTACACGCCAGATGCCACCAGAGTTGAGCCGCCAGCCTACCGGGACGCTCAGGTCTTCGGGGAGGTCGAGCCCTTCCTTGATGTCGGCAAGCTGGTCCTCGACGCGCTCCAGCAGGGAGACGATGCGCCTACCCTGCGACGGCTTGCCTGCCCCGTCACGTCGAGCTGCACGCTTGACGGCGTCTGCCTCAATGCGGAGCTGACGCATGAGCGTCTCGCCCCACTTGCGGTAGCCCTGCCGCATCTGCACCGCGAGGATGTCCCGCGTGAGCGCGTTCTGGTCCTCGACGTACTGACACGCGAGTCCGAGGATGAACTGCTTCTGGGTGGCGAGCGTCGTCCACTGGGCCTGTGCCTCGCGAGGTCCGATGCCGTCGAGGTGGCCTGCCCACTCGCGCATGGCTGCGACCGACCAGGCTGCGAGCTTGGTGCGCGTCTTCTGGTTGCCGAGGTCGCGTGCATCCACGCTCTGGTTGAGCAGGTCATCGAGGCGAGCCCCGCCTGCTAGGCGTGCTCCAAGGTCTTCAGACATTGACGTTCTCTCCTGTGGTGGTGGTGGTTTCCGCAGGCTGCGTGAGGTGAACGCGCCTACAGTCGTGGTGAGCGAGGACCGTTGCAATCTCCGCGGCGTACTTGTCGCCTGTCGGGTCGTTGTCGGTCGCGATGTAAACGGTAGAGCGAGGGGGCAAGCGTGCGTCTCCGAGTAGACGCCACGAACCTGCCGTGCCGCCGATGACTGCGAGCCGTGTATCGTGCCTCGCGTGGGCTGCGACGGCAAGGTAGTCCGTCAGCCCCTCGACGATGATGATGCGCTCGACCTCGGTGTCCTTGCCTTCCAGCATAGGGCGAGCCTTCCACGGGTCGAGGAAGAGCCAGCCCGCAGCGTATCCGCGTGGCCACCTGGTCTTCCCCTTCACGTCCTCGCGGATGGCGCGAGCGTGGACGGAGCGAAGCTTCCCGTGCCCGTCGTAGCCGCCGACTGCGAGCGGGTACTCGGTGCCCCACGACCACCAGTCCGGCCAGTCCATCTCGGTCGTGACCAGGGCGGCGCATGGTGCGTCGGCAGGGATGCTGCGCGAAGCGAGGTAGGCTGCGACCGATGGTGAGCGTTCAACAGGACGTGCGTGTTCACGTAGGAAGTCCGCTACCTCGCTAGCGGGAGGCGGCTGGAGATCCTCTACCACTACAGGTGAGGGACGACGGGCAACCATTCGATGCGGTCGAATAGTTGACGCATCATCGACCTCGACCAGCGACACGCTCGCGAGCCAGTCTCGCACGGGTCGCCAGTTATCCCCGGTGCGGGGGCCACGACCGAAGACGAGTCCAGCCGCTACCCAGAGCCCACCTCCGTAGACGCCGCAGTAGACGCACTTGCACGTCTCCCCGTTCTTATGCCACATGACGGGAGGCCGCTTGTCCTTGGAGCTGCGCGTCGTGGCAGCACACCACGGACAAGGACCGAAGCCTCGACGGCGCACGTCCACTCCCGGCATCGCAGCAACGACGGCATCAGCGCGAAGCTCACGCGCCTGGTCGAGCCACGTCATGCTGCACCTGCCATGAGAGAGGCGGGTGCCGCTGGCGGGACCACCACAGACCCGTACTCCAGCGACCCCGCCATAGTCGCGACGATGGGGAGAGAGTCCATCACTGCGACTGGCCCCACATAGCAAGGCAGGCTGCGTCGGCAAGTCCGTCGTGCGGCTTGCGGCTGCGACCATTCTGTAGAGAAAGTGCGGGCAGGCGTGTCCTAACCAAGGCGATGGCGGCGTCCTTCTTCTCAGCACCATGCCACCCACCAGCGGGAGGCGTGCCGAGGATGGCGCGGGACCACACGGCAGGGCTGACCTCCATCACCGGGATGTCGTGGCAGACCCCGAGGATGCGGCCCCAGTTCTTCCCGCAGTTGAACGCGCCGACACGACCCTCCATCGGTCGTGTCTGCTGCTCCTCGACCACGACACGGAAGACCTCGCCCGTTGCATGAGCTTCTGCGCGAGCGAGCATCAGGTACTCGCGCACGATGCTGGGGATGACGTTGCCCCGCAGCACGTAGGGGGACATCGGGTCATCTGCCGACCAGCGGTGCAGTACTTCGTCTCCACGCAGGGCGACGATGCCACCGTGCAGACCAGGGTCGATACCTACGACGATCATACTGCACCCCATTGCGCGGCCATCGCAGCCGCAATTCCGGTAAAGGTTTCGCTGCGGATCTTCCAGCGGTCATCGCTGGGACCGAGCTTGTTCTGTCCAGAGTCACACTGATTGCCCCACCGCTTGCGACCGTTGACGATGCGTGGCTCGACATGCTGAGTCGGAACGAGGAGAGGGAGTCCCTTCAGCCAGAGGCACGTCTTCTTTGATGCGTCGTGACCGTACTCATGCGGCTGGATGATCTGGTCGGGCTTGCGGATGCGCGAGGAGATCACGCTGACCGGATTCTCGATGGCGATGCGCGGGATGGGTGCATCCATAAGAAGTCGCACGAAGGCGAGCGCATCCTCCGTCAGCTTGGGATCACGCAGACCCCGCGTGGTCCAGTGCATACCGCTGACCGAGAGGTAGGTGCAGGGAGGGTGCGCCACCATCAAGTCCCACCCGTCGCCTAAGATGTTGGTCACGTCGCCTTGGTAGTGCGGACCAGGTGCGTCGGTCGGAAGAAGATCGCACGACATGGCATCGTGCCCTGCTGCGATGAACGCATCGCGGACTGTCCCGCTGTACTCACATGCGACGAGAACCTTCATGGATGCCTCCTCCACGCAGGTAACGGCTAGCCTCTGAGCGTGCAAGGTGTTGAAAGTTACGCGAGCCTGTTGACGGTAGTCGCATGGTGCGGTACTAGTCTGGTGCGGCACGGAGCCGCTAAGGAAGGAACATGATCACCCAGTCACCGACCATCGGGGAGCTTGCGAAGGCTCTCGCCAAGGCCCAGGGGGCAATGACCAGCGCAAAGAAGAGCGCAGTCAACCCTCACTTCAAGAGCAAGTACGCTGACCTTGCTGAGGTCATCGACTCCATCCGCAAGCCGCTGTCCGACAACGGCATCGCGTTCACCCAGCTCAACACGACCGATGAAAGCGGTACCGTGTCGGTCACCACCATGCTCATGCATGAGAGCGGTGAGTTCATCGGGTCCACGTTCAGCGCGAAGCCTCAGCAGGCGAACGTGCAGGGCTACGGCAGCACTATCACCTATCTCCGTCGATACTCCGCGATGGCCATCGCAGGACTTGCCTCGGACGACGACGATGGACAGGCTGCGAGCATGCCGCAGGCCAGCCTTCCGGCTGGTGCGCGTGACGTGCAGCAGGCCGCATCCCGCACGGCCAAGGCTTTTGGCGGCACTGCCTCCAACGTCGAGCACTCCTCCTGGTCGGTGGACAAGGATGCCTACCTCTACCTGCTTGAGCAGATGGGCATCAACTACGACCATCTCGGTGGTCTGTGCGAGAAGCTTGGACGCGCTCGTCCCTCGCAGATGGACACCGCTACCCGTGGCAAGCTCATCGACTGGCTCCGCACGCCTGCCGGGAACGATGCCATCACCACCTACGTCAACGCCGTCGAGAACGGCAACTAGGAGTTCATCATGGTCAACAAGGTCATCCTCGTCGGGAACGTCGGACAGAAGCCCACCTCCCGCGAAGTCAACGGCAAGACCGTCGCCAACTGCACGCTCGCTACCTCGATGCGCTCCAAGGGTGAGAGCGTGACCGAATGGCACCGTCTCGTCTTCTGGGACAAGACTGCCGACCTTGTCCTTCAGTACGTGGACAAGGGCTCCAAGATCTACATCGAGGGCCGCATTACCTACCGCAAGTTCACCAACAAGGACGGCGTCGAGCAGCACTCGACTGAGATCGTCGTCTCCGACGTGAAGTTCCTTGGTGACTCCCCGAAGAAGTCCGGACAGGACGACGCTACGTTTACGCCTCCTGCGCGTAGCAGCAACAGCAACTCTGAGGAGTTCCCCTTCTGATGCCTAGCACCTACGACCTCATCAACCAGGCGCGCTACCTCCTCACCATCATCGAAGCCGACGAAGGTGTTCTGACCGAGGCGACTGAGGAAGAGCTTCTCAACTGGCTCTCGATCTCTGAGGACAAGCTCCACTCCTGTCTCGCTGCGCGCAAGCGCATCGACTCCGAGGCCGAGCTGCTCCGCGAGGAGGAGAAGCGTATGGCTGCACGCCGCAAGGCGTTGGAGACTGCGAGCGACCGTATCCTCGAACTCGCCACGGGCCTCCTCTTGGAGCGCGAGACGATGGGCGAGGAGCCCAAGGTGAAGACCTCGCACTACACCGCGTGGCTTGGTGAGACGCAGTCCATCATTGGTCCTGACGAGGTGAGCGAGTGGCCCGAAGCCTGGCGTCGGGTCAAGGTCGAGGCCGACAAGTCCGCTGCCCTGCGCGAGGCGAAGAACGGAGCCCAGCTCCCGACTGGCTTCCACCTGGTCACCAAGCGCAGCGTCCGCTTCCGGTAGACCATGCCAACCAAGCCGACCCACGTTCCGCGAGACATCATCCGTCTGGTGGACCGTGGGTCGCGCTTTCTCATGCGTACCTACTGCGGCTGGTCCGTTACCGAGGACCGCTGCACACCCTTCCCCGAAACAGCAACTTGTAAGACGTGCTTACAAGTTCTCCATAGGAGTGGACAACATGTGGACAACCGATCAAGTGCTGGAGTTCCTTGGGATCTCTCGTCCTACCTTGAGGAGGATGATGCGAGCGAGCGAGACTGACGCTGCTCGACCGTGGGTACGCATCGGCAATCGCTTCCGCTGGTCGGAAGACACCGCTGAGATCCGTGCGTGGGTCCACCGGATGGAGACGCGATGACCCGGAAGGCGATGCTGTCCTACAGGGAAAGCCTCGTCATCTTGGCTCAGCGGTTCCGCATTGAGGAGCGCAGGCGAGAGGCCACCACCATCGAGCTTGTCATCGACATGCTTGACGATGTGCTCCACGATGAACCACCGGACGCCATCCTGAACCTCGACCGTGACCAGTTGGAGAGACTGAAGTGACCAGGTGGACGAAGGCACTAGCCCTCAGCATCCGCGACGAGCTGCTGGCTGGCGCAACCAAGGACGAGCTGGCTGCACGCTACGGTGTGCAGTTCCAGACGCTCTACAAGACGATGAATCACTACGGTGTCTACCCGTATGCGACTCAACGCATCAGCGTCGTCAAGCTGCGTGCGCTCTACCAGGAGTTCGTGGATGACCCGACCAAGCGCGTGGCTGACCTAGCCGCCACCATTGGTCTGACCAAGAACGCATTGCGGTCTAGGTGGCTCCGCTTGAAGCTCAAGGCCCCGCACCGCAAGCAGAAGTTCCCCGACCGGAAGCTCGCATGGAAGGTCGGCTACACCATCTGGACGATGCGCTCTAAGGGGAAGTCCACTAAGGACATCTGCGCTGCTATTGGTCACCCCTACGAGCCGCAGAAGTCAGCGCGGTACATCCGGCACCACCTCCTACGCTGGTGCTACGACACGCACGCGAAGGTTCCGTCGTTTGAGTTCGGCACCTTCAACGTCAAGTGGTTGCCGCCGCCGACTGAGCCACCCACGTAAGCGCGTGGACTAGGCCACCTGTTGCACCACGCACAGATGACCTAGCCCACGGTCCTAGCGATTACCCCGCAGGGCTCATGTATCTCAGTACTTCTTCTGGATGTAGCTCTTCGCATCGTCAGTAAAGAGAGACTGACCACACTTGATAGCAGGACGGTACGGCACGCCGAGAGACAGGTGCACCCACGCACGACCAGGAGGCATCTCCAAGATGCACTGCCCGTAGGCGATGCCGCTCTTGGTCACAATCCACTTGTGCAGATCAGGCACCGCAGTCGCAGGGCACACGATGTCCGCTGCCTCTCCACGGCAATGCTGCGATGTGCCTGTGCCGTTCACGCGGGCGTTGAGCGCAGGCCCCCTGAAGCCGCTAGTCACAACGACAGGACCGAAGCGACGGCGCACTACCTCAAGCATCGCAGCGAGGTCGGTCAGCGCAGCCATGTACGGCACTGCCTCCTCCTGGTTCTTCCGCTGGAGGTCGGCGTGCGTCGTGCGCGTCAACTCCTCAAAGGTGAAGTGCTCGCTGAGTTTCATACGTCCTCAATCCAGACGATGGTCGCGCTCACATCCGAGGCGTTTACGCTCGTTGCGGTGATGGTCAGCGTGTCGCCTGCCTGGAGGAACAGGGCGAGGTCCGTCACGTTTTCCGTCACGTTGCCAGTCTTCGCGACCGAGAAGGCGTAGACCTGCGTGCCGCCAGTCGCTGCTGTTGCTGCCGAGTCGTAGTCACCCGCCGACGTTGAGGCATTGACGCGCTGGAACTGCGGTGCCGTCAGCGTGGCGTTCTTGTAGACACGGAAGTCCACCGTCTTGGTACCGTCGCACGCGACCGAGAAGCGGTCGATCTGGATCTGCGCGGACGACCTGCGGTTGTTGTACGTCGTGCTGCCCCGCAGCGTAAGGATTGGCGTCTCGACGCCTGCACCCGCAGTCTTGCTGCCGACCGCACCGAACTGCGCTCCGAGGAAGTTGACCTTCCCCTCGACAAACGCAGCCCCACTTGCCCCTCGCATCTCACGCGACGTGCCCGTCCCGGTGTTCCTGCTCTCCCACATCAAGTAGAGGTTGGGATTGCGGAGCACGACCGAAGTGCGCGTGTTTGCGTTGCGGACGATGTGTACGAGCTGGGGGCGTCCCGTGTTCCCGTTTACGATGTAGAAGAAGGCATCACCGTATCCGAGGTACTGAAGCTGCACCCCGTACACGTTGCCCTTGGTCGGGTCGATGGTCTGTCCGCTAGGGCCAGTCCCATCAAACCTGTCCACGTTCCACGCCGTCTGCGGGATGAACTGCTCGGTCGGAACCATACCCGTCGTCAGGATAGCGAAAGCACCCACCGCACCGCTTGTACCAGGAGCGAACGTCGATGCACCCGCAGTGCCAGCCGTGCGCCGCACGAAGTACACGACATTGCCAACCGCAGCAGCATCCCACCCGCCAGCCGCCTGCGAGTAGTTGGCCGCTGCAATCTCAGCCGCAGTCACGCTGGTGTTTGCGCCGTTAGTCACAGGCACCACGACCGCAGGCCCACCATCCAGCGTCACCGTGACGTTCGTTGCCGACGATGCCTTGACCGAGATGGTCAGGGTCTGCACCTCGCACGTTGCCGTCTCGGTGTACAGGATGCCGAACGCCGTCCCGTCGTAGCCGAACTGGTATCCAGCCTCGACGTTGTACAGTCCGACCATGCGGCGGTTTCCTGCGAAGCCTCCACCGACGAAGCGGCCCGTCCACTTCGCCATCGTGGCCTGGCCTGCACGGTACTTCGCCACCTTCTTTGAGATGAGGCGAGCGTATCCATCGGTCGCAGTCCCGCTGACCATGACGGCTTCACCGTTGTCGAGCGTGACGGACGCGCCCGCCCCGTAGGTCTGCGTCGTGACCAGGAGCGGGTTCAAGGTGTAGATGAACGCCACCTGAGAGGTGGGCTCAGGCGAGATGACCTCGACCTCCCCGAACCCGCTCAGCGGGCCACCGATGGTAACGCTGCTGCTCTGGCGTGCGGGGTAGATCTGGTTCATGGTCTAGTCCACCATGTCGCGGGCGACGTGCATCGACAGGCTACCCAAGCGGCGAAGCAGCTCGCCGACCTCAGCCTTGTCGAGACGCTCGCGCCCGTCAGGACCAGGCTTGAGAGCCTTCACGATGAACTCGGCAAGCTCAGCAGCTTCAATACCGAGCATGATGGCTTCATTAGCGTCGATGGGCATGGTGCCTCCTCCTATGGGCGAGTGCGCTGGATGGCGTCGACATCAGCACGGAGCGTGTTCACATCGCGACGAAGCGACACCAGCTCAGAGCGGAGAGCAGCACCCTCGCGCTCCATCCCCTCCAAGCGACCATCAATACGTGCGAGGATGGTCCGCATGTCGACCACGTCCTCCTGGCGTATAGACGGGGCAGCTTCCGCTACACTGAAGTAGCCTCCCATAAGGCCCCCGCCACCAACCATTGCCGCACCAATCGCGAGCAGTGTCCAAACCGGAACCTGCACCAGGCGGTCCTGCCAGCGACTTGAAGAGCTATCGGCCATCAGACCTCCTGAATAAGTTGGCCTAACCGACAAGTCTGAAGCGGGCGATCTCGTTGCCGCCTGCATCCTCAAGCTCACAGAAGTCCTCGTCCCATACCTGCACCTCGACGTGCGGATACGCGGGCAGCGTGGTCACGCCGCACGACGCCGGGACGAGAGCCAGCGCAGTCGTGGGGTAGGCGGCTACGTACTGCTCGATCTGGTCGGTGTAGGTCATCGTGGTCCCTAGTACTGGAGAAGGACGGCGTCGGTCGCGTTGATCGCGTTCGTCGCGTAGACGTAGCCCTTGTTCACGCCGGACGCGTCGATACGCGCACCTGAGGTCGCAGGCCGCATGACGCGGATCTCACGCACCCGCCCGCACCAGTTGGTGGTCGTGACGCAGTAGATCGGGATGGTTGGGAACTTCCCCGCGCGAGATGTGTAGCTATTGACGGTCATCGAGAAGTGGAAGTTAGAGCGCGTCGTCGCGGATACCGACGATAGCCCTGGATTGAAGGTCACGAAGTGGGAGTTCGTGGCGCTCGCGCCGTGGCCCATGAACGCGCTGGTTGCGTTGTTCGCCAGCATGATCGAGAAGGTCGAAGACCCTCCCGTCCACAGACCGTACACGCGTCCGTCGCTCTCGCCGTCCGCAGCGTCTCCGGTGTCGGGGTCAACCAGCGCACCAGCACCTGCGCCGTAGAGAGCACCAGCCGCCGCAGTACCCATCGAGATCTGAACCGTCTCCTCGGACTCGTACACAGTGAAGGTGATCGGCGCGACGGGGGCGTTAGTGGCGAGCTGCACGTAGCCCGTGAACTGCCCCGTGGTGAAGGGAGCTGCGGCGTTCCACGCATTGAACGCGCCTGCGTTCTTCACAAGTCCGATGTGTAGACGGTTCGCCAGGTACGTGTCGATGAGCATCGTCGGCGAGGGGGTCGGCGTTCCTGTCGCGCCCGCAATGATGATGCGCTGGGCGAGCGAGCCCGTGGGCGGCGATGCATAGATCGCCTCGGTGACACCCGCGTTCTGATACCGCGTCCATGTCCACCCTGTCCCAGAGCCGCTGAACGTGCGCGTCGTCCCGTCCACGTATGTCGTCACGCTCGGCTGGACGGCTGTCCAGATAGCGTTCAGCATGTCTACGATGCCGTTTGACGCTGCCGTAACCGTGGTGAGCTTGCGGTGGTGGAGCGCGGCGAGGCTCATACGATGGTCCCCGTGACAAGGGTGAAGAAGTCCGTATCTAGCGTGCCGCCGTCGAGGACGACCTCACTCCCGATGAGAGCCACGGCAGCGATGACTGGCACCCACTGGAGGACGCCAGCGCGTCGAACCAGCATCGTCTCATCGGTCGTGGCCTGCACCACCGTCGCCGCGGCTCCACCGTTCCACGCTGCCACCGCAGTGCTTGCGCCTGTGTGCCCAGCGTTGACCCACGCGAGGTTGCTCAACGTGTTGTGACCAGGGAGCGCAGGCGTGCCGTGGCTATGGTCGCCTCGCGCATAGTCCGTGGAAGTCCCAACGACAGGCGAGAGGCCCGGAGTGGTACCCGACACGACCGTGGTTGATGGCGTGCCACCACCACCACCCGTTGCGGTGATGGTGAGCACGACCTCGTCAGGTGCGCTTATGGACCCTGACGTGGACAAGCTGATGCCTGAGCCAGCAGAAAAGCTTGCGACCCGCTGCGTCGGATTGAGCCGTCGATACAGCGGGACGCGAATCACGGGAGCGTCTCCACCCAGACGTAAGGCGGCTTGAACGTCCACCCTTCCTCAGCGGCCTGCGTCTGGAGGAATGGCGGGCACCCAAGGAAGTACCCGCATACATCCGGATTCTGCGCGAGCTGCGACGCGATGTACGACTCGGTCGCGTCAGCCTCAAAGATGAGCCATGTCTGCGTCGTCATGCCAGCACCACAACCTGGACTGCTCCAGCGTTTCCATTCACGCCCGCAGTCCCCGTGTTGATGCCAGCCGCGCCGACGCCGCCGAGTGCCTGAACCAGCCCGTAGCTCGCGCTCAACGTGCCGACACAGACTGAGCCGCCACCGCCGCCGCCGCCGCCACCAGCAGCAGCGACTCCAGCTCCGACGAAGCCGTTGCCTCCGTTAGCCGAGATGCGACCAGCGTTGACGATGGTCTTCGCGGCTACCCACACCAAACCCGCTCCGCTGCCACCACCACCACCCGTAGTGCCAGCCGCGAAGGATGCGCCGCCGCCGCCGCCGCTTCCACCGTTGTACTGGGCCTGAGCCGTGCCGTTGTTGAAGCGGCCCTGCTGCTGCCATGCCGTGCCGTGCCAACGTTGACCTTGAGTGGGAACGCCTGCCGCTCCTCCAGCACCACCGAGGTTGACGGCGTCTCCACCCTTTCCACCAAGAGGAGCGAGGCCCGCACCATTCGGAGAGCTATTGCCTGGAGCAGCTCCACCGACGTTCCCATTGGTCCCGCCCGCGCTTCCTGCTCCACCGACGCCAGACTGCGCGTTCAGCGTGCCGCGAGCAGCAAGTGCCAAGCCACCAGCAGTGCCTGTCGCGGAAAGACCATCGTCGTTGAGAGAGCCGCCAGCCTCGATGGTCAGCGTACCCTTCACGAAGAGACGGAACCCACCTGGCTTCACCGTTCCCGTAGCCGTGATGGTGAGATTGTTGTAGTACGTTTCCCTCGTCAGCGTGGTCGTGCCGACGATGGTAGCGTCTCCGTCCAGTCCGTCACCGAACCAGCCGTCAACCGTAGGGGTATACGTGCTACCACCACCACCACCGATAGGCGATGGCAGAACCTGTGAGCTAGCCATGCTACCTCCTAGCTATCGGACGATCTCAAAGTAGACTTCGTACTGGAAGACGTTGTCCGCACCAGCGTCCGGAGAAGGCTGGAGGTACAGCTTCCCGTTCTTGTCGGTGAAGACGTAGACTTCCGCGACGACATCGAAGAGGTCAGCTACCGCAGTCGCGCTACCCACGAACTCCTGGTCGATGCTGCCGTTCGCCGCACCGCTCACCTTGAAGATGCGCGGCGTGAAGTTGGCACCAGCACCAGCCGTCCGCTTGAGCTTGACGCGACGGATGACGATCTTGGTGAGTCGGTCAGACACGACCAGGTCGGTCTGGGTAGTCGCCCCAGACACACCCGTCGTGCCCGTCAACCGAGAGACGGGTTGAGGGGCGACGGCACTCATCAGGCCACCCGAACGAGCGTCACGACAACCGCGAACTCAGCGTTGCCACCAGCCTTGACGACGGTGAGCGTGGCGTTCGACCCAGCAGCGAACGTGCTGTAGGTGTCGTCCACAAGCGTCGACTCCACCGCAGTGCCACGCGGCTGGTTGTTGAAGCTCATCACGCTCGACACAGCGTTCGCGCCGTTCTTCAGCACGACCGTGTTGGTGAACGCACCCGTCGCAGCGGTGATCTTCTGCGCGGCCACCGCAACGACGCGGCACTTGAACGGGAGCACGTAGGTCGTGTCGCCCGCAGCGTCAGCGGTGTTGAGGATGACGACCAGCGGCATGACCGGGACGGTGGTCCCGCTCGGCGCAACAGGCGCGGTGTTCGCGACGATGGCACCGTTGAAGGCGTTGGCCTCCAGCTTGGCGGCAGTGACTTCACCGTTGTGGATGAACTGGCGACGGATGTAGGGCATGAGTCCTCTCTTTCAACCCCGCCTCAGCCTGCGCTGCTAGCCCTCCAAGGTGGTCGGACCATCCGACTCCTCCCGCTAGACCGGGGTCGCAAAAACCTACCACTTATTGATAGGTCGCGCTAGTTGAGCATGAATCGTGGAGAGAGCATGCCGTTGAAGGAAGGGTCATCTCAGAAGACAATCAGTGCAAACATCTCGAAGCTGGCGCATGAGAAACCAAAGATGCCGCACAAGCAGCGCATCGCCATCGCTCTCTCCAAGGCTCGCGAGAAGAAAAAGTAGATGGCGCGCAGGGTTGAGCCTCAAGGCATCATCGACGGGGCAGCAGTCCGCGCAGCCATGCAGCGTGACCGCTTCGTGCAGATCTGCCGCATCGTTCGCGAGAACGAAACCATCGGGTGCCTAGAGATCACGCCCAACCAGCAGCTCGTCCTGCAAGCGTGCATGGACCACCGCTGGGTCATGGTGAAGAAGTATCGGCAGGCGAAGATCACCACGCTGATGATCCTCGACCTCCTCGGTCAGTGCATGTACTCCCCAGGTGTGCAGGGTGTGCTCATCGCGGAGAAGTACGACACGGCTGAGACGGCGTGGGGCCGCGCTCGCTATGCCTACGACTACTTGCCGGACGCCATCAAGATTCCGTCACGCTCTGGTCGCGACCCTGCCAAGCGTGAGCTGGAGTTCACGCACGGTGGACGCATCAAGGCCATCACCGCTGCGACCGGGACACCTGCCATCGGCAACTCTCCCGACCGCGTGGTCATCACGGAGTACGACGAGTTCCCCGACCAAGACAACTTCAACGAGCACTTCTTCCCCTCGGTCGCCAAGCGTGAGAACGCCCGCGTCGTGATGGAGTCCACGCCGGGACGACAGGGCACCACCTCGCACACGATGTGGCTCAAGGCCCTAGAGGGGAAGAGCCAGTTCCACCCTGTCTTCCTCAAGTGGTGGCTGGACGACTCCTGCACGCTGCGTGACCCGAGCTTCGTCCCCGACAACGAGGAGCTGCGTCTCATCGACCAGCTACCTGGCATCACGCACGGTCACCTCGCGTTCCGTCGCCAGCGTCTCGATACCGAGTTCATCGGTGACGAGCGCAAGTTCCGGCACAAGTACCCCTATGGGGAGTACGACGGGTGGACGACCGACGAGGGGAACATCCTCCCGCCAGAGTCCCTGCTCGCCATGCTCCCGGTCGCGACACCTGTGAACGACGCAGAGGAGTACACCTTTGAGCAGCGTGAGGCGGGATGCCCGTACCTGATGACGGTGGACCCCGCTGGCTACGGAGATAACGGCGACCCCTCAGCCATCACCATCTGGAATTGCTGGGACCACAGTGAGGCGTTCTGCTGGTCGGGACGGGAAGACCCTGGTCGCCTCGCCAACCGCATCATGCGTCTTCAGTCTCAGTGGGACTGCGAGGTCGTGGTCGAGAGCAACGCCCCGGCATGCGTGCAGGCCCTCGTCGGCATGCGATGCCCGAAGCTCTACCACACCAGCCAGTCCCACCCAGGCTTCTACACGACCAGCGTGGGGAAGAGTGCAGCCATCGTCACCCTGGTCGAGATGCTTCGCGCCGACGAGATCAAGATCCGCAGCAAGCCCACGGTGCACCAGCTTCTTCAGTGGGATGGCGAGAGCCGCAAGCGTGGTCGTGGTGAGCACGGCAAGCACCACTTCGACCGTGCAATGACCGTGCTCATGGCTGCGGCGATGTTCCGCAGGCGCGGTTACGGTCTGCGTCCAGCAGGTACCCGTCCTGCCAAGTCGATGAAGGAAGGTCAGACCGCCACCATGAGCGCAGTTGACCTCGACGCCTACTTCAAGCAGACCCGTCGCAAGACGCTGGGGATACACCCATGAAGGCCACCGAGTACCTCCCGACAATCCAGCGACACATCGAGGTCTTCCGGTCTACCGAGAAGCTCGCCTTCGACCGTCTGCTGCGGTTCTACCAGGGCAAGTTCTACTCGGACAAGGAGGGTGGTGGCCCGAGCGAGAGCGAGCTGATCACGACCAGCATCAACCTCACGTTCGCCATCGTCGAGACTGCGGTCAGCACCATGACCCCGCGCAACCCGCAGGTCACTGCGATGCTCCGCGCCATGTCTCCCGACGATAGCGTGCGTGGCCTTGAAGGCGTGGTCAACCTCGCCCTCGACTCGACGGACTACTACTCCGAGTTGACCATGCTTATTCAGGATGCAGTCCTGTACGGGCGTGCCGTCATCAAGACGACGTGGGATGCCGAGTGCGACCTCCCAATCAGTAAGGTTTGCGACGTTCGCGGCGTCTTCTACGACCTCGCCGCCAAGCGTCCGTCCGACATTCGCTACTGGATTGAGACGACGCTGCTCAGCGAGGAGCAGTTCCGTGAGCGCGTTGCCAGCGGCATGTACGCATCGTGGGCCAACAGCATCCACGGCGACACGTACCCGAAGTGGCTCATGCAGGACACGGGCACTAGCGTCAGCAGGCAAGACCTGAAGAACTTCCAGCCGTGGGTCACGGTCTACGAAGTCTACGATGTCGAGTCTGGTCGCGTCGTCCACATCCACCCTGACAACCCGCAGCCCCTCATGGAGGATGCGCTCGTCTACGTGCCGTTCAGCCTGCTCACGCTGAACAGCAACGGAGAGGACTGCCGTGGTCTTAGCGAGATCTCGCTCATCTCCGACAACCAGGAGGAGTTGAACCATATCCGCACCTACCTGCTCAATATTGCCCGCCTGAGCATCCCCAAGGTCGCCTACGACTCGACGGCTGCACAGAGCGAAGACATGGCGATGGCGCAGGAGGCTCCGGTCGGCTCGCTCACGGGCATCCGCACGACCAACGGGCAACCGCTCTCGACGGTCTTCCACCCGTGGCCCATGCCTGAGCCCCCGGCTGCGCTCTTCGAGATGGCTGCATCTCTGGAAAAGAGCATCGCTACGGTGTCTGCCCTTGCCGACGCCCAGCGTGGACAGGTCACGGGTGCCCGTACTGCGACCGAGCTTGCCCTGGTCGAGGGCCAGCTCCGCAACCGTCTCGCGGCACGGCAGCGTCGTATCGACACGGTCACCATCGACGTGGCGCAGAAGATGGCGTTGCTCATCGCCAAGTACATGGCCAACGAAAAGGTCGTGCAGCTCTCTGGCTACGGTGAGGCGAAGATGGTCTACCCGCAGACCCTCGACGGTGTGAAGGCGCAGTTCAAGGTGGTGCCGTACTCCCCGATGGAGAGCAACCGCGCCGTCCTCCAGGAGCAGTTCAAGGCTGCGATGCAGTTCCTCATGTCGAACCCGATGGTCGACCAGGTCGAGGTCACCAAGCAGTTCCTTGAGGTCTTCAGCCTGAGCCCGCGCTTGTTCAAGGGACCGCCGCCTCCTGCAATGCCGCCTGAAGCGATGGCTGGCCAGACCGCAAACGCTGCGACCAGCGTGGCCGCTGCTCCCCCGATGGACGAGGCTGCGCTCGCGCAAGCTGCCGGGATGGGTACGACCGAAGCGGCTCCCCTTCCCCCGGCGCAAGCCAACATGGCCGAGCAAGCGGCTCAACCCATCACGTCTCAGGAGACGCTCGTATGAGCTTCGTGACGCATGACCTTCACTGCACCGCAGACCACTGGGAGAGCGACGTAGTCTACCGTCGCGCTGACGGGCCTCCCCCGTGCCCAGAGTGTAGTGGTGCCCGCGTAGCCGGATGGCTCCCGGTCGGTGTGCGCGTCGTCAACTTCACTACCCAGATGTGGAAGCCGCTGAAGCACGACGGCGTGACCTACGAGTCCCGCGAGGACTGGGAAGCCTACAAGTCCGTGGTCGAGCGCAACACGGGCCAGAAGATCGTGGAAACCAGCAATAGCGATAGGCATGTGCGTGCGGACGAGTTCAGGCATCGTGCCTGGGCAACTCGGCAGGCACATGGTCTTGACTCCACGCAGTGGCGCGAGGTCATCAGTGAACGTCAACGCGGGTACGACCCGCTCTCAGGGAGGACTATTCGTCATGGCAGCAGATGAGATGAGCATGGGCGACCGCATGCCTGGCATGGTCGGCGACATCAAGGCTCGCATGAAGGAGATGGTGATGACGGCTGAGAAGGAAGGCAAGCTCGACAAGCTGATGGAGGTCATCAAGACGATGGGCTTAGCGACCGATGCGAAGGCTCTGTTCGTTGCGGCTCAGGGCTACGACGCCACGCGCGGGGTCAGCCCCGACGAGTTGGCCGAGAAGATCACGGCTGACCCCAAGCTGGTCGAGGTCATCATCTCGATTGCAGCTCCCGGCGAAGAAGCCGAGGCCGAGGACTCTGAGGAAGAGATGCCTCCCGCCGAGGACGTAAAGACCAAGATGGACGCCATGAAGAAGTCTGCGAAGGCTTCCGACATGGAGGAAGAGGACATGGTCGACGAAGAGATGGCCAAGTCCTACAAGTCCAAGCTGATGATGTAGCAAGACCAGATCACAAGCAGGAGAAGCATCATGGAAACCGATACGACGACCGCATCGGCGGGAGAAGTTGATACCTCGGCAGGGGGCGCAGTCTCTGACGCTGCTTCTGCCGCTGGTCTTGCTTCTCCTGCTGCTGCTACTGGTGGATCAGAGGCTGCGCCCTTCGACTGGAATGGTGAGTTTGAGAGCCTCACCAAGGCTGAATGGTGGGCCAAGCTCCCCGAGGACGTGCGTCCCGTGCTGGAGAGCGGTCTGAAGACCAAGTACGGCAACTGGCAGCGCGGCTACCAGAGCAAGTTCGATGAGTTCAAGAAGGGCCAGCAGACCTGGACCACCGAGCGCGAGCAGATGCGCGCTGAGATGGACAAGGTCAAGGCCAACCGGGACTGGTTCGAGAAGCTTCTCTCCGCAGACGACAGCACGACCGAGATGCAGTCAAAGCTTGCTGAGATGGAGAAGTCCCTCAGCGAGCGCGAGGCTGGCATCAACGACTGGAAGAGCCGCTACGAAGCCCTTGAGACGGAGATCGCCAACCGCGAAGCTGAGACGGAGATGGAGAAGCTCAAGTCCGAGTACCCCGACATCTACGAGGACTACAGTGAAGATGCGAACGGTGCTCCCACGGGCGCGTTCGCTGAGTACCTGAAGTTGCTTGAAGCTGGGTACGAGACTGACCGTGCTGCCCGTATGGTGCGAGCCGTCATGCCTCAGAAGGCTCAGCCTCCTGGTCCGCGAGCAGTCGAGTTGCCCGCCTCAGTCAAGCTCTCGCAGCCTGCCGGGAAGGCACCTCCCTCCTCGACCATGAAGCGTGAGCGTGAGTTCTCGTCGTTTGACGATGCCATCCGTCAGATGAAGTCTATGGCTCGGTCGGAACCCGACGACGAGTAGCCTTGCAGGCAGGGGCTGGTGCATGTATGCCTAGCATGCACCCCCCACCGCGGGCGTCGTAGGCCATTAGGCACGACCGAGACGAGTGGGCAGGGAAGGCGAGCAAGCGTTCCTCCCTTCACCCACTACGGAGCCTCCAATGGCTGTTTCTGTCGAACTTCTGAACACCACGCTGGCTGACCTCAAGGGGCCGCTCGTCAGCGCGTTCCTCCAGAACGTCCCCACCTTCCGCGCGCTTGAGAAGAAGGGCCGCATCACTGCTGATGGCGGTACCTACATCGAGCGTCCGATCATGAGCGGCTCGCCCGCTCGCGGTACGGGTATCTTCAACGGCGACGAGACGCTGGACATGACCCGCTACAAGCGGAGCAAGAAGTACCAGGTCGAGTTCCACCGTGTTGTGGTGCCCATCAACATCCCGAAGAAGGAACTCCTTCAGAACAAGGGCAAGCTCGGAGCCATCAAGCTCATCGAGAACTACCCCAAGGTCACGATGGACGGTCTGTCCGTTGACATGGAGAAGTACCTCCTCACGGGTTCGTCCGCTGGCATCGCCATCGACAGCCCCGAGCTTGCGGGCTTCACGACCTTCAACGGGCAGTTCGCTGCTGGCGTTGGCACGGGCGTGACGCACGGTCTGCTTGACTTCCTCAACCCCGGCTCGCAGGTTGACCCCGTCCAGAACGTGACGAAGTCGCTCGCGGACTTCCACTACAACCAGTTCAACACCATCACGTCGTTCGCGACCGATGGCATCAGCAAGCTCCGCAAGACGTACCGTCAGTGCGCGCAGTTCGCTGGCAAGCCCAACGGTGGCCCGGACATCATCGTGATGGACGACGACACCTTCGGCAACTACCAGGATGCGAAGCTGGACCTCGTCCGTCTCACCTCGCTCCCGCAGGGCACGGACAAGGGCAACCTCCTCCAGGATGTCATCGGCGTTGGCGGCGTGTACGCTTCTGCCCTCATCAACCTCAGCTCGGACTTCACCGCTGCCCCGGCTGCTGGCGTGACGTACATGATCAACACCGACTTCCTTGAGCTGGTGTACATCCAGAAGATGACGATCTCGGACTTCACCGACCAGATCGCGCAGCAGGATGCCGTGACCGCGAAGGTCGAGTTCCATCACCAGATGGTCCTCACGAAGTTCCCCGCCCACGGCTGCGTTGCTGGCGGCGCGTCCTGATCAACCTGAATCACTAGGAGGTCATACTCATGCTCCCCGAGTTCACCGCAGATGCGGTTACTTCGACCAGCACCACCGCGCTCTACAAGCTCGGCTACAAGGTCGTTACCAAGGACGCCACCTACGGCACGCGCTTCTGGCGTTACGTGTTCAACAGCGAGGCGGCTACCGCTTTCGCGGCTGGCACGGTCGTTCAGCGCAAGGCCACCACGGTGTCCGCTGGCACCGGAATCGTGTGCGTGACGGCGAAGGCCCCGCGCTACAAGATCCTTGGTGTGTCGCAGAACGCCATCGCCGCCCAGTCCTACGGCTTCATCCTCGCCGAGGGTGTTGGCACCGTTCTGTGCGATGGGTCGGTCACCGCTGACTCCACGCTCATCACCGACGCTACGTCGGGCCGCACCAAGAATGCGACCTTGACCAACGCCGATGAAGTGGCTGGCGCGATTGCCATCGCTCTCGCGGACGACGGCGCGGCTGGCTCGACCACGACGGCGTACGTCAGCGTTCCCTAGTCTCTAGGGGCGACACCGGGGGCACCGTAGGCTACATGCTTGCGGTGCCCTTTGGCGTAGGAGGTTCGCATGAACAAGAAGGAATGGCGCGACCGTCTACTCACTATTCGTGCGTGGAACGCGGACACGACCAAGAACTTCTCGTCGGAACTCGATGACGTTCTGAACCTCGCGCTCTCCCGGCTGGCAAGCGATGTGCCCGCTGCGATCATCCCCGACATCGACCACCTGGTCGTGAACAAGGACTTCTCGCAGGTTGACCTCGGTCGCGGTGTCTCGACCACGACGGATGCCTACGTCCTCACCTTCGGCCTGAGCGGCACGCTGAACCCGACCGTGGACGGTACGTGGAACGGCATCTATGACATCGAGTTTCAAGACTCGAAGGGTGACTGGCATCGCCGCAAGTGCCGCGAGTTCTGGCAGAACAAGACCGAAGGCACCTACAACAACCACTACCTCGTCTCGCTGGACCGACCCATCCAGTCGTCCATCGGAAGCTTTACGAACGTGAACTTCCGGCTGAGCCAGACCGAGTTCTTCTTCCATGACGACGTGATGGAAGTGGTCTACGGGCAGATCCACGACCCAGAGATTGCCCAGATCGTCCCGCTGCCTGAGGCGTTCTCCAGCTACATGGAGCACGACAACATCCGTGGCAGCGTCGTTGGTCGCCCGCAGTACGTGGCTCGCAGCAGGCATTGGAAGCTTGAGGCACCCATGCGCGCCCCGGTCCTTGCGGCTGGCGAGCAGGGCACATGGGTGGGACCGGAGCCCATCGGCACGTTTGAGTACGTGTTCACCTATTGCTGGGGCTACCGGGACGACGAGCGTCAGAGTGACTTCGGACGCTTCGACCCGCTCTGGGAGTCTGCCCCGTCTCCCGTGTCGGTTGCGACCACGGTGACGGCTGGCTCGGTCGTGCTCACGCTCCCCGAGATTGACTGGCAGCTCAACTTCGGTGACAACACGACGCTCCGCTACGGGCATAGCGGCATCTACAAGCGGGTGTACCGTCGTCGGTCGGTGACGGGTACTACGCCATCGCACCCGACGATTGAGGCTCCGTCCATCTTCCAGATGATGACCGATGTGAGCGGCGAGATCACCTCGTTCACCGACAACGGGACGGTCATCCCTGACTACAGCAAGCGTCTCCCTGAGAGCCACGGGTACTTCGCCTACCGAAACTTCCCGCACCAGGACCGTCGATACGAGATGGACTGGCGGGTGCGCCGTCGCCCGAAGAAGCTCGTCAACGACCAGGATGTGCCGCCCATCCACGTTGACTGCCACGACGCACTCATCGAGCTGGGCCTGTACTACCTCTCGCTCATGGACCGCCAGCAGACGGATGCGGACACGCACCTCCAGCGGTACTTGCAGCTTCACCTTCCCAAGATCAAGGCGCAGTACGCCAACCCTGCGCGCATGGTCCCTGGTCTGCCGTGGTTCGTGCAGAACTACCCCA